ATATTTAATAACCAGTTCTTCAATTGTCGCCCTAATTTTCTGCGGAGTTGGCTCCGTCATATTAATACAATCGTTAACATAAATCTTGCCATCTGCACGGTTGTAAGTACAAACTACAAATGCAGCGTTACCTGCCATAGCAGGGTCAAAGCCAACTACTATGTGAGGTTCTACCTGTGATGGATGTCCAGCAGCACCAGCCCTTAGTGGACCTCGCTTCCGCATCCCGTTAGTTGACCCTTGCACCAGCACGGGTGGGAAGATGGAATCCTCTTGTATATCTTCTTGCTGGTATACAAGTGCCCAAGTTGAGGGTGTGACTTCCGATCTACGCTTAAATAAGGCTTTGCCGTCCCACTTGGGATAGAAGCCGTTTTCCTGAGGAGTGTCATCATCGCCATCCCACGGTACGTCCGACTCTTTCCAGAGAGTAACCCAATCTTCTGGCTTTTCCGAATACTCCAATACAGCAGGCATCCCCATATAAGTAAACGGAGTCTTGCCACCTGACCAATGCTTCGGATTACGAAGTTCTTTATATAAATCATTTGCTGCAATTCGTGTCCCAACGACTAGCAATTTACCGTTCTTACCCAAACGGGTAATAACTTCTTTCTGTAACCAGTCCATCTGCTTTTCCCACTCGTGGGCGTTAGCCGTAGTGATGCAGTCGTCCAGAATAATAAGGTCAGCACGGGCACCGTAAATCTGACCGCCCATACCTAACGCTTGGAGAGTCGGGTCTTTTTCACTTGAGTTACGCGCATCGCCCCCAAGATAGACAGTATCGGTGCGCCAAGTATCTGCGTCCTGTTTCCAGCCGCCCTCTGGACCATATGCGGTCTGCAGTTTGAGCCAGCGTGGATGGGACAATCGTTGCTTTATAGCGTATACGAACTCTCGCGCCTTATTCAATGTCTTTGATACCACAATGATGCGGATGTTAGGATTGAGGGCAATGCGGTAAGTTGAGTAGTTCACCGTGATAACGGTGGACTTAGCGTGCTCAGGTGGCACATTGACCAGTAGGCGGTTTGACTCCCCTGGCTCATAAATCATACTAGGGTGGAGCCACGAAGGTTCGCGCTCTTCCAGTAGGTCAACCCAATCTTGGTGATGCGGGAAAACCGTCTGGTCTAAAAATAACTTGGAAAAGACGGCAAACTCAACTTCTTCCTTTTGGACACCCATAGCGTCAAAGGATGACTTGCTTCCCTCTTCTTTTGCCTCTTCTAAGGCTCTAGCAAATAATGGGTCTCTAACCATCCACTGACGAATGGTATCTGGCTTTTTGCCTATGGCAATCATAGCCGCCTGAGGGGAGACTCCCACCCGCACCTTCTCAAGAACTTCTTCTTTGGCTCGCGCCACACCCTTTGCGAGGTGGTGCTCATCACCAGATTTAAAGCCTGCCATCCGTTATCCCCTTGCTGAAGGCAGAGTTATCCCGCCGTATAGAAGTATATCTGTACAACAGTCTGTCACAGTATGAAGAAGACTCTAAAAGGCTTCTGAATATATTTTACTGTACATATATACTTAATCCGTTCAAACAGGTAAAACGAACATATTCTACAAAACTATTACAAAAGTCCTGTTCAGACGGTATATCCCCCTGTAACTATACCGACAGAAAATTGTAGATAGAGATACTGTAATATAACTGGTGCTGTATTAAACAGTCTGGGGTCATACTGACCCTGTAGACTGTTTAATTGTGGTACAGATAGCAGTATGCTGGCGTAACTGTTACGGTAGTCAGTCTGCCTGACCTGACAGGGGGCATAGTGTATCTATTGTTAAATAGATATACTATACCGCTGTACCCAGCCATTGCTAGCGGTTCTACCACCCAGCCACATTACCTGTGGACGCTGGCTGAGCCAGTGCGTCCACGGGTTCTGTTGCTTCGTACGAAGGCAGTCGTGCCAGAAGTATCAGGGCTAGCATCCTTGCTAGCACTGTAGTTCGGCACGCAGGTATGACCTTGTTGTCTGCGCGGAAGCGAAGCCCAACCTTGCCATCGCATAGGGTGAACCCCTCGCGTGCGGCATCCCCTCTCATAGCGGCTCGCTCCCCATACGCCTGATTCATCGCTGTAGAAGGCGTGCCGAGCCATAACTGCCTAAGCGCTGTCTCTATGTGTTGTGCACGGAAGATGCAGGACGCAATCTGGCAGGGAACCTGCTAGGGAGTCAACCCTAGCCGCGCCCGCAAGCGGCGCGTCTGGGTACGGCAGCGTAAGCTGCCTTGACTCTCCTGCAGAACCCCTGCCCGATGCAGCCCTGCTCATCCGAGCAACAACTACAAAGAGAAAGCAGGCAATTATGTCACAGCACGACATCTCCTTCAACAGCGCCGAATTGGCGCACGTTGAGACTCGCACCGCTAAGAGCGGGAATACCTACGCAAGTGGTATCTTAATCCTACGCGATGAGAGCGGCAAGTTTGAAGCATCGCTAAAGTTCCGCTCATTCAACGCGGTTGATACACTGCGAGCACTCGAACTACAGTACTTTGCCAAGGAAGCCGCGCAGCCTGATAATTCAGGCGGCGACCTGCACTTCGTGGAGCACGAAGCAGAGAGCACAGAAACCCGTGACCGCACAGTTGCTAAAGCAACTGCTCGCCCACAGGTTGATGTGTCTGGCTGGTTCAGAACCACTAAAAGCAGCAATGGCAAATGGGATACAGCCTTTATGGTAGAGTCTGTATCTATTTAACAATAGAAAAACCCTCTCTAGAAATAGAGAGGGTTTTTTTATGCCCGCTGTCTAATATGGATAGCGGGCGTGAGGGGTTTAGTTGTTGGTATATAACCGATAACTACTAGTAGTTCAACCTGCTGAGCAGAGTGCCAGCAGGTTTCACAGTAAAGGAGAGAAACAAATGTACGACTATACTGAAGACAATCTATCAATTACGAATAGTTGCCACGCTTGTATGCTTCTGGATGCAGTATGCCAGGAGTGTGAAGATAGTAAAGATGCTAAGTTAACTGATCGTGCTTGGGAGATAGTAGATGAGGGTAACCTGCAATATAGGTTAACCTTATCTTATAATCAGGCTATGCCTAGTGGTCACGACTGGACTGAACGAGATGGTGAGTTCAAGCCACCAATTGTACAGTTAGTTGATGGTATGAATGAGGAGTTGGCTTTGCATCTTGGCTCCTTATGGGAACTAGAAGATGACCGTCAACGTCAACGTGAGGTTGAGTGTCAATGGTGTCATATACTTACACCGAAAGTATTCAATGACTGTCAGTCGTGTGATGGTGCATTGGAACATAACGTACGTTAAGTATGTTATGGCTGCTTAGCCCGCTACGCCTTGCGATAGCGGGTCTAAGCAGATTCGTTAACAACTAATCAATCAAAGAGAGAGAAGAAACAAATGGAAAACACAGTTAAACTAACAGGTAAGATCAAGAACATCAAGTCATTCACAGGTAGCAAGGGTACCCTTGTTACAGGATGGTTTGACCAGCGTGAAGTAAGTACATTCAGTAATGGTGGTGCTGACCGTCAAGTATATGTGGTTGGCATTAACATTATAGCACTAGATGATTCTACAGTAGGAGATATCCTTGGACTAGCACGTGCAGGCACGGAACAAACAGACTTGGTTACTTTATCAGGTCGTTTAGTTACACGCTTTGACCGCCGCCAGGATATTCCTGAAAGCCAACGTCGTGCACCTATGGTTCAGTTTGAAGTACACGAAGTAACAGTTAACTAATATAGAAGCAGACGGCTAGTCTACTATGCTAGCCGTCTGCTTTTTATATAGTAAAATAGTTTCATAACCGATAACTACTAGAGTCAAGGAGAGAGAGAGAGATGTACTTTTCAATACTAGATATTGCAGTGACGGTGCTTGCACTTACATCTTCAATTGCAATTATACTTATCACAGCACGGGCTAACCGTGATTTGATTAGACAGAATAGAAATCTACGTGCGCAGAACAAGCGACAAGTAGATCAATGCCGTAACTATCACAGTCCACGTCCATTCTAAGGAGAGAAAAATGACACTAACAATGACAATCAATGACCACCTAGTAGAACTAGGTGTACTAGGAAACCAAAAAGATAAAGCAATACAACGTGTGGGTGCAAAACTAGTTGAAGAATACTTTGCATCATCTGCAACAGAGCAGAGTGATGAAGTAATAGTTAACGTGTTGTACTATCTAACAGACATCCAAGTACGTGACTTTGCTATGGGTATTTTAGATAAGTACGATACTAATAAAACATTAGATGCACTTAACTATCTACTTGACAAGGCTCCAACAGATACTGAGTTCATCAATGCACCAGCCTGTTTACTTGCAACATTTTTATATGAACGCGGTGACTCAGCAAGTGCACTTATTACACTAACCAATGCCCGATCATTTTATTCTTTAGCAATATTACTTCGTCAAGTAATGCAAAAAGGTTTGCCACCTACAATGTTTGGTGATATGCGTAAACAACTACACCATCAAGTAGTAGCAGGTATTTTTGGTATACCAGAGGCTGGCGACCCAGAAGATGCAGGTATTGACCGTGACTAATGAAAGCCTAAAGATACGTAACGAAGCAGCCAGATATGCTAAAGCATTTCTTGTTATGAAATACAAACAAGAATACCAAGAATTATATGATGCATTTTTAACTAATCGTGGCATTAATACTCGTAGAAATAGAGTGTTAACAGATGAAAGGGCAGTTACTAAT